GATCAATTACGACTTCCGACAGACTACCTATCCAGTCCATGGAGGAGACTACCGGAGCGCTTTCAATGCGATGAAGGCAATGGGCAAATTCAACGCCTGGGCCAAATGGAATGCCTCTTACACCTACAACCGATCACAGACGGACAAGGCATGCACAATGGCCGATCTGGTTATCAACGTGAGCGGCGAAATTCAAATGCCCGAATGGGTGGAAAAGGGAAGGGCACCACGCCAGGACCAATCATGGTGGAACGAAGGGCAACGGCAGCTTCAAATTCACGAAGATGGCCACATCCAGCACGGTAAAGACTTCGCCATCTTGTTGCGTGAGCAACTGCTAGGCCTATCAAGCCCGGATTGCAAAATCCTGGACCAGATCGCAAGCGCCGCGCTGTACCGGCTAGAAGCCAACTTGCGCAAGCTCGATGAAGACTATGACCGCCTGACGATGCACGGTCCGCGCCAGTTCAACCACGATTGAACTACTGCACCAGCCGCTTGCCGATACGCATCGACTGCAAGACTTCACCATCGTGACCCTGCGCCTGAGCGATCTGATCGCCTTTGGTCACTATGCCAACCTGTACAGCGGAAGAGCTACCCGGATTGCCCTCCCATGGCTTGCCCCGCTCCGTATCAGGCGCGTTTTGCACCTGGGTAGGCGGATTGGTGCCCCAATCCTGAAAGAACCCGTTACGCACGATCTGACCGCATAGCCCAGCATCCGTTGGAAGCTTAGTCCCTTGCTGGGTGAAGCAATCACACCGATTCCCCATCTGGACACAAGCGGCGGGGAAAGGCGCGGTAGTGGGCTTTGTCACCTCGTCATACCTGGGTGCTGTGTGGGGAAGGCCAGGAATGCGCGGGGTGTAGGCAGACAGGTATTCAACCGGCGTCATTTCCGACTTGCCATCAGTGCGCGCGGCCTGGGTGGCGGGTTTCACTGGCGCAAAAGGCGTAGACGCCACCGCCTGCGGCGTTGCGTTGCCCTTGAGCTTCTGGAGCCCAAACCAGAATAGGGCAGGGACCAAGAGGGCGCACAGAGCCAGGATATAGACCTGCTTAGGGATGCGAACCTTGGCGGTATGCAAGCTGGCGGAGTCGTACCACTCGTACACCTCTTTGGGCTGCGTGCGCGTACTGATCTGCGCCGACTTGCCGGAACCGTCCTTTTCGCAATTGGTGTTGACCGCATCCCACTGGAGAACGCGGGTCACGTTGGTACCACCCATGGCCCGCTTGAGGTGTTGATGCCATCCAGGCGCACCAATCAACTTACGCACGAAGCCATCGATGTTCATCGGATGCTGGGTCAGCAGATAGAAATCAAAGCCCCGAGAACGATGCTCCGCGAGCATCCGTATAGGGTCAGGCACGGCCTGGGACGATGGACGCACCGGCAAATCATTGTGGCACTCGTCGATCAAAAAGATCGTGCCATCCGGCTCCGCTTGCCAGTCCTTGAAGTCGATCACGTTCCAGCCAAATTCAAGGCGCTTTGCCTCGTTCATCTTGAAGCGCTGATTGATGCAGACAGGGCGACCAGTTTCAAGCTGGAGCTTGCGAACGTCAGCCAGGGTAAACAAGGTCTTGCATGAACCGTTAGAACCCGTGCGCAGGTAGATCATTTCTTCACCCACTTCTTCACTGTGTCAGAGGTCATGCCCTGGAGGGTCATACGCATGACCATGGCCGACATAACCATAGACACGCAGGAGCCAACCTGCATCAGTGAGAGGATGCCAACAATGTTGGCAGGAAGACTACCCGCAGAAGTTACAAAATTGTTCTTGAAGAATGTCAGCGTGGTATTCACGCCGACATAGGACACCACACCGATACCCAAAGCCGTCAAAGCCCGACCGATCAAAGACCCGGCAATATTCAGCAGTACGCCACCGATAGCACCGCCGATTAACTGTGCAACCCATCCCCACATATCACCCCCTGATAACAACGCGTGCGCAAAGTAGGAAGGTCACAGCCTGGAGCACGTATCCAAGGCGCTGTAGCCAGATATTCACTTGAGAAATCGGGAGGGTCACGGTCTTATGCCAAACAGTGACAGTCAAATCAGACAGACCAAAAGCGGCACCCAAAAGATTTGTCTGATCGAATTGAGAGGGACCGATATTCACGGTCGTTGCGCCCGATCCAGTCTGATCGCCTTGCGGCTTGGCAGACTCGCTCTTGTACAGAGCAACCTCTGGCGAATCGGACGATGGCGCCTGCGTCATTGCGCAATTGGTAGCGAAGGTGGCCGCAGCTACTGCGCACATCACAGCATCACCAGAGCAAACCGGAGGCGTCCCACACGCCCCGGCAAAGGAGCTATCAGGCGTGGTCTTGCACATGGACGCTTGCGGATTGCTCTTGCAGAAGTCACCAACCGGATCATTGCTTGTTGCAGGAGTGGGCCCACTAGTTGCAGAACTGGGAGGCCCATTGGGGTTAAAACCATTAGGGCCAGCGTTTCGCGCAGCGTTATCACCAGACGCCGCAGCAGCCGCGTCATTTGCAGCTTGAGTAGGAGAGTTGCCAACCAGCTGAGAAGCCGTAGATGTTTTGCCAGCTATGTCCGCCGCATTCGTCGCCTGCTGAGTGTTGCCGCCATTATTCAGAACGTTCGTTGCGGCCGTGGTGGCGGCAGACTTGGCCGCATTAGCAACGGCCTGAGCGGCAGTATCTGAGAGGCCGGCAGCCTTCGCTATTGCGAATGATCGGTCATAGGCCAACTGCCCAGCACCGGCCGCAGAGCCAGCGGTCATTGTGCTGGACGGCGTGGAGCCCGACTGCGAGGCATTGGAAGCAGCAGCATCACCAGCAGCTTTCGCATCAGCTTGCGCCTGCGACGGGGTAGAACCATTCTGGATAGCACGAGCAGCCGCATCACCAGCAGACTGCGCAGCCTTGCTCGCAACATCAGGCGAGAAACCGTTATTGATAGCCCGCTGATACGCATCCGACGCCGCTTGCCGCGCTATGTCCTTGGCCCGTTGGTCTTTGCTGGCCTGAGACTCTTGCGGGAGGCATATCTGGGTACCGTTGAACGTGCCCAACTGGCCCTGACACTGTGGCTCAGGACCACCATTAGTCGTCGGAGTAGGCGTAGGGCACGTCGCGCCGGTAGTCGTACCAACCATGTAGAACGTGTAGTAGCTGTGCCCTAAAGAACCAGAGTTCTCCCGAGGCGGAGAGCCATTGCCGGACCAACTCACTTGGCAGGTGGCATTGTGATTTGGCCCCTGCCCGGACATGCACCCCGGCTGACTGGTGAAGGTGTTGTAGCTGGTGAATGCCCCAGCCATATCGCCGGGGCTACTCCAAGGCGTGTCAAAGGTTGTAGGACCGGTGTTGCCGACACCACATGGACCGGCTGAACAACTCGCGTTATCAGCGTTTTGCGCGTAGCCCTGCGAACAGGTGCACGTTTGACCAATGAGAGAAGCGCCCGTTGGGCAACCATAGGTAGCAGCGACCGGGTTAACCGACACCTTTGTTAATCCCTGAGTAGAAGTACCCCACTGCGGGTAAGTAGGGCTGTTCCATGTGAAGTTCGTGTCGTTAACCGTCTGAATCACCGCGTTATAGCTTGAGTGTCCTGCAACCCAACTTTGCGCTGCAGCCGCAGGCGTCGAAAAGTAGCCATATCCCGCCGACCAGTTGTAGCAAGGTGCAACCGTGCACGCCGTGGGGTTAGTCTGCGCGGCGTTGAAAGATGCATGCGCATCCTGGGCACACCAGAACAGAACAAACAGCGCAGAAAGCGCCCAAACAGTCACGCGGTGAAGATTAGCCACGCGGCCCCCAAAACGCCCACAATGAGCCAGATTCCCATGCCTGCTGTCGTCACGATTTTTGCCTTTGCGAAGGGCCACCATTGACCCTTGGAAAAGGCTCCCGGCCTAGACCGGGAAGCCTGGAGCATCCGATTAGGACAGGGCAGCACGCACCCACTTGAAGGCCTTCACACCGACCACGATAGCCAGCACAGCGCCACCAATCAAGCCGATGGGCGTTGCCTGATCGCCAATCGTGGTAACGACGGCGGACACATCGATAGCAGCAGCTTGGGCTTGACCAGCAGTCAACAGAACGGTTGCGCCCGAAGCAGTGGCGACCAAAAAGCGAGAACCGATTTTCTTGATGAATTGCATGTGAGTACCTTTGAAAGTTAGTTTGAAAAGGTGCGAAATTGCACCGGGAGGCCCTGGGCGCTTCACAGCGTTGCAGGGCAACCCGCTACAACCTCTAAACCTACAAAAGGGAACACCGCAGAGCGAACCCAGCGGAACGAATGGATAAGGACATGCACGGCAAGGACCGCCATACCCAGGGCGATAGCACCCAATAGGACCGTACCGGGAACGGCCATTGCTTTGTCAATTTGCATACTCACTCCCCCCCTTCATTTATCGTTACTGCGGTGTCACCAACGGCCCGAATTGCCATACGCAAGCCATAAGCAAAGGCCCACAACAGCAAAATGGCACCTACGATGGGACCAGCCTCGTCCGGCGACAACTTCCAGGGCGACACCGCATACTGGTCAAACTCCACTTGGGTCAACAGCACATATGTGCCAGTAGGGCAGGCGGATACCGCCGTGCCATCAACCGTAGGGACGCCAGAAGAAGAAACAGACACACACAGCACTTCATCACCCCACGTAATCGTTCGCAGTGCCGAGGCGATCAAGATCGACAAGCTGAATCTGATCGCCCGTGTCTACGTTGTCTTCGACCAACTGAATGGCCTGTTCGGGGTCCGTGAAGACGCCACCACCTGCCTTCTTTAAGTCGCTGGTCCACTCGGGCTCGCCACCGTCCAGCGATGGGACGAGGAACCGCCCTGTTGACACCGACTGGACGATGAGGCGCATGGTTAGGCTGCCTTCGCCTGGGCAACAGTGGCGGGTTTGATGCCGAGCAGGGTCAGCGTGGACTTGTTGTCCGCCGCTGCAACCACTTCGAAGTCACACACCACACGGATGCCGCCAGGGGGCCAGGACTTGGACAGGTGCGCCCACTTGTCAAACTCGGACGCATCGCCGAACTTGAAAGGGCGGGTGACGGTACCGATGGAGCGGCCTGCGCCGTTCTCAGCGAGGTCCACATTGAGGTGGAATGTGGTGGAGCTGAAGGCCTTGCCTTCGATCTCGCCTTTGCTTTCCTTGATGGCCGTGCAGATGGCCTCATTCGTGAATTTCATGGTTGTTTCCTTTGCCCAGGGTTAAGCCGCCATGAACACCGGGCCAGTGTTCGCAGCTATTGAT